TATATACCCTAGGGTCCTTGTATGTTTGATATTAGAATCGATCTAAGTGCATTTTTTGAATTTTGCACTACAGCCGTAACAACTTATCGCACTGAGACCACAGTTTTAGCTGCGATGTTTTTACTCGAAATGTTTTCCATTTCTACGGTGATGACCGGTGCCATAGTGTACCTGATCCTGAGCCGAAAAAGATTGGGAGGCGAGTTGGATGAACTGCGCAAAGTGATGAACGAGCGCAAAGAATTTATGAAGCTGTGCCGACAGGCGCAATTAGATCAAAAACAAGATGAGGGCGTCGTTGTTGACCAGGGAAAATCTAACCCTGCAATCGACGAAGGCCCGTTGCCGCAACCAGCGGAGGACTCCGAAGAGACGTTCTTGGACCATTATCTCGCAAAATTGCCAGATTCTGGTATCTTCGGTTATTTCAAATCATCAGTCCGAGTCTTGGGAGGTTTCCCCCTTTTTGTGGGATCCCTTGTGATGGGCTACATGGTTTGGAAACACCTACTTACTCGTGCCGAACTGGACGAGCGAGTCGACAAACGGAAGCGATCCAAAAAAGACAAATTCTATGAGATGGTTAAACTTTTTGTAACAGCCCCTTTGACAATTATCTTTATGGTCGCATCATCGCAACATCTTTGGGCAACATTGAAAGTATTCAAGATGTCTGAGAACCTTTTCAAAGTGGTTAAAAGTTGGGATGAAGAAGCGCAGGAAGCTGCCCCTTTCAAACAGGATGAAGCATGGAAAATGCGAATTCGACACGGAGGGGTCATGAGTCTGGATGGAAAAGTTGATTATGACACACCAGAGGATGAACTGAAAGCGCGAATTTCCGAATTGGACACGTTGACCGACGAGTTGAAAGATGAACAAACTAACTGTCGTAATATGGTTCACAAAAGGATGGATCGCGAACAAGAAATGCGCGATACATTGAAAAAGAATGGTATCAAGCTGACGGATGCGGATTTCCAAAAGAGATTCAAAACAGATCCCGAAGCTAAGCTTTTGAGCCGCAAAATGGCACATCTTGATGTGTTAATTCGTGGCATGCAGATCAAGGCCAAAGGTCTTGAGAAGCGGATTAAGGATTTGCAAGCACAAATCGTCTCTAACGGCGAAGATACAGGCTTAAATGTTCTTGACCGATTCATTAATTTTCTGCATAGTCTTGATGCCATGATTGGCAAACCACGGGCGGGTAAACTGCTCGTTTTCATTGGAGTTTGTGTCGGAGTCACATTTTGTGCGGTACGGTACTTGCTCTCTGATGATGAGGATGATGAGGAGGAAACCTCCTTTTCGTCTCAAGTCGTCATCGAGGATGCAGATATCCTTGAAGTGCGTTCGAAACGTGGCCTGAAGAAGAAAGTCATGAAACAGCTTGGACGCAAGAAACGAGTTTATCGTGTTGGCTCTATGTACTACGACGAAAGTGGCAAACGCATTGACAACCTTTCACTGATGGAAGATGATTCTTTTGAGGTGGAAGAGATGGACTACGAAGAATGGCAAGATTACAACGCTAACCCTTTTCAAGAAAAGAAAAAGAAGAAGGCTAAGCGTGTGACTTTTGATACAGCAACCCTGGAACGAGAGGAAGTTGAGAAAAAGCAGACCCATGAAGAGGAAGCCTTGAAAAAGCGAATTCAGAAGGAGGAAGCTTTGAAGAAACGAACTCAAGAGAAGGAGCTTGAAGAAGCTGCTTTGAAGAAACGAGTTCAGGAGCTGGAAAAGAAATTGAAAGCCAAAGAATCTGCCCCCAAAAAACCAAAGAAAGAAAAGAAACCCAAAGCTGGAAAGAAGGAAGCTGCTCGAAAATTTTGCGAGAAATGCAACTTTGAAATCTTCAGTGGTAAGGAACATGTGTGCCCTGTGCATATCTGCCGCGTCTGCGGGGATAAGGTAGCACACTACAAGTTCAAAGGTTTCACCTTTCAAAAATCTTGGAAGAAACATACGGAAACCAACTGTACCCCGTCAGCAATTCTGCCGCGAGAACCAGTGCAGGAAAACGTTGCCAAGGAAATCCCGAAAGGAGAGGACCGGAAGGCGATTCAGGAATCCTACGTCCAAGCCAAGAAAGATCTCGGTCTCCCACTTTCTGATGAGGAAAGTGACGAGGACACCGCCAGTGTTGACGTGAATGATCAAGAATCTCTACAGAAGGAAATTCACAGGATCGTTGACAAGCGTCGGCGGGATCAAGGTCGCCGTGAAGCACGTGGCAAAAGAGCTGAAATTCGCATTGATAAAGTGAAACAAGCTATTGTCACTCTATGTGCGCACCCGCGACTCGAAAACCCCGACCCTAAAATGGCCGAAGGAAATGGTGTCGCCTGTTTGATCAACGGGCAAACGTTTGTGATGACGGCGAATCATGTGATTGATGAAATGCACATGTTGGCCGACCCCATCATCTCAGTTTTTGAGCATGTTGACGGTCAGATCATCACCACTACAGCCACAGTTGCGTACCAGGATGAAAATCTGGACATTGCGTTGTTGAGCTGCCCGATCCAAGTGAAACCTATCAAGGTAGCTATTTTCGAAGCGGGAACTCGACGTCAACCAGTGTTCAAATACTGCTGGGACGCCAAGGAGAAAATCTGGTGGTCTTCCCCTATGTATAGCCAAGGTCATGCTTACCGAGGCGCAGATGGGGTACACTATTGGGATGTGACTACTGTACCTGGAAACTCAGGAGCAGGTGTTTTCGCTATTGATGACAGCACCGTCAATCTCATCGGTGTCCACATTCAAGGGACCTCCCGGAGAACGAATATTTTCACACCCTGGTCAGTTGAACTTGACGCCGCGGTGTCGAAAAACTGCTAGGCTCGCTCAAAACATCAACCATGCCGTTGAGTGGAGCCTTAAAAGACGGCTTTGTTTTCACAACCTCAGACTGGACAGAACAACTTTTTGAAGTCCAGAAACCAGCTATAACTGCGCCAGTGCATCTAATGTCTGAACATGCGCAACCACTTTTTGCTGTGAAGAGGAAGGTGCAGAGCAAAGTCAATCACCACCTGGACCCGTGGATAAAAGGTATCCTAGATGATTTAGATGAGTATGAAGAACCAATCAAAGATTCAGCCATCTTATCAGAAGAAGCGTACTGGGCGCGCTTTTACAAATTGAACCCAGACCCGACTTTTTCGGAGGAAATTGATATGGATGTACTTTCTGACGTCTATACTGTCGTGCGCGAGAAGATTGCTCATGAATTGGGAGTTTATACCCCAGTTGACAATCTGACCGCCATGCAGCATATGAACCTTTCGACAAGCCCGGGTTTTCCTCTTTCCAAAGGAGGTCTCAAGAAGAGAGATTACCTGGAAAATGAGGGAATACAAAAAGACCTCTCAGATTTGATCAAGGATCTGATGAATCCCACTCGGGACTGCCCCATTTATGGATACACGGCGCACCTGAAAGATGAGCTACTGCTCCTGGAGAAAGTAAGGAAGAAGGAAACAAGAATCTTCATTGCTCAGAACCTCGAGCTGGTTTGGATTCTGAATAAATTCCTAGCTCATTTCAATGAACTTTTCAAGTGTCACGGTAGCACCTTTGGCTCGGCCATAGGAATCAGCAAATATCGTGGAGGGTGGCAAGAACTAGCCGCCTATCTGCTTGAAACGAACGGGGGTCGAGACGGACCCATAGTGAACGAACTGGACACTAGCAACCATGATGGTTCTGTGAAGACCCGAGAAATTGTGGAATGGTGGAAGCTCCTTTGGAGATGCCTTTCACCACACTTCAAAACTTCTCGGACATTGTCACTTTACCAAAAGCTTTGCCAGTTGCACATCCACTCAATAGTGGTTGGAGCAGAAGGAACGATCTTCTGTTTACATGGGAAAAATAAATCCGGCCAATTCGCAACAAGTGAGCTTAACACCTTCACTTTGTTGACTCGCCAAGTTTATGCCTTTACGATGATGACGGGCAAACGACCAGAGTTATTTTGGGAGTACGTCCGTTTCCGTGGCTATGGTGACGATGCGATTTGGTCCACGATTCCTGAAATTCGTAGTATTTTCTCCTCTAAGAAAGTTTCAAAATTCTTGGAGGACTCCCAAATTGCGAAGACAAAGCCAGCGAAATCAAACGCTATGCTGGCGGATTGCCATTTCCTTTCACAAGGATTTGTGCTTAATATGGGCATTTGGTTCTCTATCCCTGATTTTGAATCATCCTATGCTACGATGTTAATGGGAACATCGGATCCACAAAACCCCAATTGGTCATACTTGCGTTTGGCCGCCATCAGAATGGATGCCTTTATGAACCCACGTTTTAGACGTTTAGCTAATCTCGTGCGTGAACAACTTCTGTGCATTTGTGATGAGGAAGATGACGACTACAAAGTCGCACAATCCGTCTGGATTTCGGACGACCTCATGATGCGCCTCTATCGAGGAGATTTAGAGAAAGTAAACTTTTTGACGCTTTCATCTCTCCGAGAAAAGGTCATGGACAAGCTATCTGGTGCGGCCTTAAATTAGAAAGCCAGATAAAATTTTGTTCATGATGGTCAAAACCAATGGACAAAAACGAAAACAAAAACAAAAACAAAATCAGATGCGGAGACGACAACCCAAACGTCGCATTGCTCCAGCCAGACGTAGAGTTGGAAGGCCTAGGGCGATCACGAGGGCGTCAATTCCTGCAGCGCGTGTCAATCGTACGCGCGTTCTTGGGCCAACTCAGCGTGGTCTTGCAGGTGGTGGTATTGCCGTTTCTCATCGTGAGTTTATTGGCGAGGTCTCTACGACCTCTACAGGACTTGATAAGGTGTTCTCAGCTCTCATCAATCCCGCAAATGCAGCTCTGCATCCGTGGGTTTCAAACATTGCTGGAAACTACCAATATTATCGTCTTAAAAGACTCCGAGTCAGTTTTGTTACAACTCTTGGAACTGATAATCCTGGGTCTATCCATCTCATGGGTATTCCTGACCCTACTGACACTGTCCCTACGACGAAGGTACAGGTCCTTGCGGCAAAAGGAACAATTTCAGGACCAATTTATGCAAACCTGAGCTACGTTTTCAATTCACCTTCCAAAGGTAAGAAACGATACGTGGATGCCTCGGCGACTGTGCCGCCCATTCCAACGACAAACACACGATACGACCAATATCCTGGATCAATCGTAGTTTACGTCAGCGGAGTGTCGGATGGGACTGCCCACAAAATGTGTGGTGATCTCTATGCGGACTATGAGTATGAATTTCTGCATCCCTATGCAGGGTCCACACCAGAAGGATCTTCTTTTCAAGGGAGAACAACGTCCGATTCGTGGCACGCAGATGATGTGCGAGAATGGTTGAAATCTTTAGTAGATCATGGGAGCTTTTCCAAAGTTGGTAAGCTGTTCAATGATCCAACGACTTTCACCACGACGCCTTTGCTTGACCCCGGTTTGATCACTCTTGTCAGTGGTGCTTTGCACGCTTACATGAACTATCGAACTCAAGCCGCAGCTCTCAATGATATGCGGGCCGAGACTTTCAAAGCTTTTGATCACTTTGTGATAAAGGAAGCTGGAGTCTGGCGGATCTCCATCACAACTGTACTGAGACAGACATCTGGAAATGAAACCGGTAATGCTGCCCTTTTGTTGCCCTTCGTGGACGAATGGAAAAGAGATGAAGAAGGTAAGAACGCACATGACCGTCATGGGAAGGTTGAATACCTATCGTATACGAGCGAGTGCTCAGACGAGGGAGAACTTTTTGACTCTGTCCCAGTCTTCATAACAACTGACTTTGTGGTGAAAACTGCAGGTCATGTTGCCCTAGCTGTAATACCAGTGAACCAAATCACAGTTTCAGACCCATCAGGTCAAGCTGATGATGAGGTGATCACGATTTCAGCTTCGAGTGGTCAAGGATACAGCAATGGCTACAAAATGTTCCGACAAGGAGAACCCTTCTACTTGGATCATGCCTGGACTGATTCGGACTACGATTTCACCACTTCAAAATTCTCGAACGACTGCGTGAGTCTTGACATTACACGTCTCGACACGGCGGGAGCTTTTGAGAACTTCGTGCCAACCACTGATGGTTATGGCCTTAGGGTGCACATACCGAAAGGTTTGACGCCCTTTGAGTCTTTTACCTCAGTGAAAGAACACTATCAAAAGATGATAGCTGAAGTGGAGGAGAAAGAGAAACACCCCATGCAGTTAGCCTACGAGGAATCTATCCGTCGTAACTGGCTGAGGGGGACTGGAGCTAGGGTGAACCATTCGTGGCTGCATCTGACCGATGATGCCTCGAAATGCGTTGCTTGTGGCATAACGTGTGAAAAGGACATGCCAGAATACACGGAAGCGTGTTTCTACCAACCGATCCAGACACGTGGTGACCTGACAGGAAACCGTGCAGTGATCAATGGTAATTATGCTGTTCGACCACAACCTCGCAGGGAGATGCCCACACCCCATGTCCATGGAGACGATGCGCCATTCAGGCGACACCAAAGGAGCATTTCAGGTCCTATACCTGAAGCCACAGAGTTGAGACGATCAGATTCTCGAGCTAGTGGTAAAAACTATGAAGACAACTTTGTTGAAGTGTCCGAGTATGCGCCTTTTCGCACTCCATAGAGAAATTTGGCATCGCGACTTTTTGCGTGTAAGACCAGACCCGTTGTGTGGGATTTCTCACTCCCTATAGGGAGCAAACTGGGTGAAAAGCCCGGTATACGCTCACACCGCGTAGCGGAGCGAAAGCTCTGCCTCGTGGTGTGAGATTTTCGAAAGAAAATTGTGACGGTGGAAATTGCCGAAACCACCTGATATTGTAGGCAGCAAGAAATTGCAAACAAAAACTATAAAATCCAGTACATTTGGAAGTATCTTGACATCGATATAGATGACATCTTGTGGTGGGGATTTAATCCCCTGCTCTTATCCAAGAGTAGATGTAGACCTATAAACGGTCGATCCAAAGATATTTAGTCCGAATAGGGTTGTGACTAACCACCAACGCTCCCCGAGGGGGGCGTTGCTTGGTACTTGCACGTGTGCTGTGGCTATTAGAGCCCGCGACAGTGGGGTTTTTAACGGATGTTGAAACCTTTTTCTCCCCAAAGTCGTGACAAGAAACAGGAAACTGTTTCAAAAACAAAAAGAAAAATTTTC